AACCCCATCTCGGAAAGCGCGGCTATCGTCAAACGAGAGTGGTGGATGGAGTGGGAGAGCGACAACCCGCCTGCCTGTGACTTTATCTTGCAAAGCTGGGATACGGCCTTCGAGAAGACGCAACGTGCCGACTATTCGGCATGTACGACATGGGGTGTGTTTTATCACCCTGACGACAATGGCATCACACAGGCTAATATTATCCTGTTGAATGCCTTCCGGGACCGCATGGAGTTCCCTGAGCTTAAGCGTGTCGCTATCGAAGAGTATAAAGAGTGGCAGCCAGACGGCGTCATTATTGAAAAGAAGGCGTCAGGCGCACCGCTCATCTACGAGATGCGGGCCATGGGCATACCGGTGCAGGAATTCACCCCGACACGGGGTAATGACAAGATAAGCCGACTCAACGGGATCGCTGATATCTTTGCATCTGGCAGAGTATGGGCACCAGCGACGCGCTGGGCCGAGGAAGTCATTGATGAAGTTGCAGAATTTCCCGCAGGTTCCAACGATGACTTTGTCGATACGGTGTCTATGGCACTGCATAGGTTCAGGCGTGGAGGTTATATCACTACTACGCTAGACGAACCGGACGAAATCCAGTATTTCAAGTCGAACCGCAATCAAGGATATTACTAATGGTCAAGGCTTTATTCCCAATCGGTAAGACACAATGGTCAAAATGGTCTGATGACCAGCGCACAGCCTTCAACGAAGCACGTGCAGCAGGCGTAGAATACGCCGATGCCGTAGCAGGTGCGAACGAGACGCAGACTAAAAAGAAAAAGAACGTGTTCGATATCCTCGGAGACGTAGCGGAAACCGCAGTTCGCGTAGGTGAAGTGGCGGCATCTGCTTCTCCGGCACTCGCAGTGGCTAAGACTTTGGTTAAAAAGGTTAAATAAATGGATATCGACAAGTCGCTCAATCAAGCTCCTATGGGCTTAGACTTCGCCCAACCCGAGATGGAGGGGGAAGAAAGCCCCGACATGGAAATCGAGATTGAGATCGAAGACCCCGAGAGTGTCAGCATTGGCATGGATGGACTTGAGATCGAGATCGACCCGAGTGAGGACGAGGGCGACTTTAACGATAACCTAGCCGAAGACTTGGACGAAGGCGTGCTGGCAGAGCTTGCTGGCGACCTGCTGGGTGAGTTTGACGAAGATATTAGCAGCCGCAAGGACTGGATACAGACATACGTCGATGGCCTAGAGCTATTGGGGATGAAGGTCGAGGACCGCACGGAACCTTGGCCCGGAGCCTGTGGTGTACACCACCCACTGCTGTCTGAAGCGGTAGTTAAGTTCCAAGCCGAGACTATGAGCGAGACATTCCCAGCCCAAGGGCCGGTGCGTACGCAGATAATTGGTAAAGAAACGCCCGAGAAGAAGGACGCCGCTCAGCGCGTCCAAGAAGATATGAATTATCAGTTGACCGATGTGATGGTCGAGTATCGCCCTGAACATGAGCGGATGCTGTGGGGGTTGGGCCTCGCAGGTAATGCGTTCAAGAAGGTGTATTTCGACCCATCACTCGGTCGTCAAGTCGCTATGTACGTCGCAGCAGAAGATGTTGTCGTACCTTATGGCGCGTCCAGCTTGGAAGTCGCTGAACGCGTCACCCATGTGATGCGGAAAACCCCGAACGAGCTAAGAAAGCTCCAAGCTAATGGGTTTTACCGTGATGTAGACCTGCCAGACCCCGTCAATTCGATGGATGAGGTCGAGCAGAAGATTTCAGAGCAGCTTGGCTTCCGTGCAGAGACCGATGATCGGTACAAATTGCTCGAAATGCACGTAGATTTGGTCATTGAGGACGATGACTACCGCGATGAGACTGAAAATGACCTCGAAATCGCGCTCCCATACGTCGTAACCATAGATAAAGAGACCGAAACGGTCCTATCTATCCGTCGTAACTGGAACCCAGATGACAAAAAGAAGCTTAAGCGCAACCACTTCGTACATTATTCGTATGTTCCGGGCTTTGGCTTCTACGCTTTTGGCCTTATTCACCTTATCGGTGCTTTTGCTAAGTCTGGTACCAGCCTTATTCGTCAGCTTGTCGATGCTGGTACTCTATCTAATCTACCGGGTGGATTCAAAACTAAGGGCTTGCGCGTCAAGGGTGATGACACCCCGATAAGCCCTGCGGAATGGCGCGATGTAGACGTAGCATCGGGTACGATGCGCGACAATATCATGCCGCTGCCGTACAAAGAGCCAAGCCAAGTGCTCTACAGCCTCCTAGGGACCATCGTAGACGAAGGTCGTCGCTTCGCGGGTATGGCGGACATGAAGGTGTCTGACATGTCTGCACAGGCTCCTGTGGGCACCACACTGGCTATTCTCGAGCGTACGTTGAAGATGATGAGTGCCGTGCAGGCACGCGTCCACTACGCGATGAAGCGTGAGTTCCAGCTTCTTAAGGGTATTATCGCTGACTATACGCCAGCGGATTATTCCTACGAACCAGAAGAAGGTGGTCGCAGGGCTAAGAAGTCTGACTATGATAACGTCGATGTTATCCCAGTGTCTGATCCTAACGCTGCCACTATGGCGCAGAAGATCGTACAATATCAGGCTGTTATTCAGTTGGCACAGGGCGCGCCGCAAATCTACGACTTGCCCTATCTACACCGTCAGATGCTTGAGGTGCTAGGTATCAAGAACGCGCAGAAGCTCGTCCCGCTTCAAGATGGCGACGACATGAAGCCGCGTGACCCTGTGTCTGAAAACATGGATGTTCTTAACGGTAAGCCTGTCAAGGCGTTTATTTATCAAGACCACGAAGCCCACATCGCAGTCCATATGGCTGCTATGCAAGACCCCAAGATTGCGCAGCTTATGGGCCAGAACCCTAACGCACAGTCGATGATGGCTGCAGCATCCGCACATATACAAGAACACCTTGCGTTCGCGTACCGTAAACAAATCGAAGAGCAGGCGGGCGTACCACTCCCAGAGCCTAACGCTGAGATGGACGAAACAACTGAACTGGCTGTTTCCCGTCTGGCTGCAGCCGCAGCACAACAGTTGCTCCAGAAGAACCAAGCTCAAGCCCAGCAGCAGCAGGCGCAGCAGATGGCGCAAGACCCTATCGTCCAGATGCAGATGCAAGAACTGGAGATTAAGAGGGGCGAACTCGAGCTTAAACGGCAGAAGATGCAGATTGACGCCGCTGAGAAGAACGACCGTCTCGAACTTGAGATGGCGCGTATCGAGTCACAAGAAGAAATCGCAGGCCTTCAGGTCGGCGCAAAACTTGCCGCTTCCAAGAGTGAAATGGAAGCTAAGCAGGAAGCAGAAGGGTTCCGCATGGGCATTGAGATGTCCCGTGAAGCCCTACGAAGTGAACAACCCGTTCCCAACCAAGCAATGCCTAAGGAGAATGAATGACACATGAGTTACTGATGTACCTGTCAAAAAAGGTACAAGACGAGATTGACGTACTTAGCGGTGATCTCGCCCGTGGCACCGCAAAAGACCATGGGGAATATAAATATGCCTGCGGAATTATTCGCGGACTTATGATGTCAAACGGTTTCATCGCTGAGACCGCACAAAGAATGGAACATGACGATGACTGAAGAGGACAATACTCTCCCCGTCCTGCCAGAGATTTTTCTGGCTTCGGACGTAAACAACATTGAGGACGCAACAGTCCTACCTGACACTGACGAGAAGAAAGCCAAGCAGCTTCCAGACCCATCAGGCTATCGCATTCTGTGCGCTATCCCTGAAGTCGAAGAGAAGACCGCTGGTGGTATCTTTAAGGCCGACGCTACCAAGCAATACGAAGAACTCACTACTCCAGTGCTTATGGTGCTGAAGATGGGTCCAGATTGCTACAAGGACGAGAAACGCTTCCCGTCTGGCCCATGGTGCCAAGAAGGTGACTTCATTCTGACCCGCCCAATGGCAGGTAGCCGTGTGAAAATTCACGGTCGTGAGTTCCGCATCATCAACGACGACAGTGTAGAAGGTGTTGTTGAAGACCCCCGGGGCATTTCCCGCGCTTAACGGACGTAACCCGTACAAAGGAGAATGACATGAGTATGGATGATAACGACGATTTTTCGTTCGAGATCGAAGACGAAACCCCCGTTTCTGAGGCTGATAAGCCGGAAATTGAAATCGAAGATGATACCCCTGAAGCAGACCGTGGCCGTGAGCCAATGCCGAAGGAACTTGTTGAAGAATTAGAAGCTGATGAGCTTGAAGATTACTCCGACAAGGTAAAGACACGTCTGAAGCAGATGAAGAAAGTCTGGCACGACGAACGCCGTGAAAAAGAACGCGAGATGCGCGAGAAGACAGAAGCTCTTTCTGTTGCGCAACGTATTCTTGAGGAGAACCGCAGGTTAAAGAATACGCTAGCACAAGGCGAACAGTCCTTACTTGGTAGCTATAAACAAACTGCGGAGATGGAAGCTGCTGCAGCCAAACGTGAGTTTAAAGAAGCTTACGAGTCAGGCGATGCAGACCGTTTAGCAGATGCTCAAGAGAAGCTTGCAACGATTAACTATCGGGTGCAGCAGATAAATAATTATCGTCCTTCTTTACAGGAGGAATATAATGAGGTAGAAATACCGCAACAGCAGGTGCAAATTCCGCAACCTGACCAGAAAACTATGGCGTGGCAAGAGCGCAATACGTGGTATGGTACAGACCCGGAAATGACTGCAACTGCTCTTGGGCTTCACCAGAGGCTCATAAATGAACGTGGCCCGCAATTTGCAGGCACCGACGAATATTGGGGCGTTGTAGACAAAACTATGCGCCGTCGCTTCTCCGATTACTTCGGAGATGAAATGGATAACGGTGACACCAAACCCGCTGCACGCGAACAAAAAGCGTCATCAGTCGTCGCTCCAGCTTCACGAACACGGTCCCCCAAGAAGATTGTGTTGAAACAGTCCCAACTGGTAATTGCTCGTAAATTGGGTTTGACCCCTGAACAGTATGCCCGTGAACTAATGAAGATGGAGAAATAAGATGACTAATGTAGCTGATAACAGGACAAGCGCAGATCGCGCCCCCCGTGAAACACGTGCAGAAGCTGAACGTCCTAAAGTATGGCAACCGGCATCGACCCTGCCAGAACCGGACAAGCAAGCTGGTTATGCGTATCGTTGGATACGTGTAGCTTCGATGGGTAAGAATGATCCCAGCAACGTCTCGTCCAAACTACGGGAAGGTTGGGAGCCAGTGGCCATCGAGGAACAACCCCAGTTTCAAATGCTGGTGGACCCGGACAGCCGTTTCAAAAACAACATCGAAGTCGCAGGACTGTTGTTGTGCAAGGCACCAGAAGAACTGATGCGCCAGCGTAAGGAATACTTCGCCGGTAAAAATCAGGCTCAGATGGACTCCGTGGACAATAACTTCATGCGTGAGAACGACGCTCGTATGCCACTCTTTAGGGAAAAACGGTCTACGACGTCATTTGGCAAAGGCAAATAGCTAAAGGAGCTATAAAATGGCATACCCTTCTGTTACCAGCCCTTACGGGCTAATCCCGATCAATTTGATCGGCGGACAGGTT